TTCTTATCTACTATTGTATATGATTTATCGTTCAGCGTTAATTCGTCTCCCGTTAACGACATTCTTTATATTAGATTCACATTTTTACTTTTTGAAAAACGCTCTTTTTGATTACTTGCGAAAAATTTGACAAAGTTCTCGACTACCACCTTCAACTTTTATATTAACATGAACAATACCAGTTACATCTTTTAATCCGGTTTTATAAGACAAGTCTATTTCTTTTTTTATTTCCGGAATGGGCGCCGGCTCATCTGATACTTCGTCTTCCTTTTTCGGAGACGAAAATGAAAATAAACGTTCAAATATACCCGCTCCCTTTCCCGATGCCGCCTTTTCAAACATATTGAAGGGAAAAGTAGACTCGCCCGCGCCTCCTTTCATTTTGTCGCCAATATTTATTTCGCAATATACCCCCAGTTCGTTACATTTTGCCACAAACTCGTCTAGGAAATTTTCTACAACATGTTTACCCGCCACTTCTTGTATATCCATTTCATATTCTAGATTATTTTCCATTCCTTATTTCCAGTAGTTACTTTATACAATATTATTATATTATTTGAGCGGGGATTACTTCGACTCCTTACATATTTGCGCATTTCAAATGTGCTATCGTGTAAAAATTGAATGTATAAATCCTCAAAACATTTGATTGAAAACAAAACCAAATCATGGTCAAGAATACTACTGGTGGAACCGGCACAAAGAGCCTCGCGAGAAAGCATCAGTCGGCCGGCGGTGCCAAGCTCGTCTTGTCGCAAGACCCCCTCGAGCAATACGGATATGTTTCTAAAATGTTCGGCAATGGCATGTGTGAGATTACAACCAATGACGACCAAAAACTGATTGGTCATATTCGCGGAAAGTTCAGCGGAAATCGAAAGCGACATAATTTACTTACAGTTCAGTCCATTGTATTGGTCGGTCTCCGAGGCTGGGAAAACCCGGTGAAAAATTGTGATATTCTAGTTATTTATGATGATAATCAGGTAGAGCAACTTAATAGCATGCCTAGTGTAAAAATCGATAAACTTATCCAACTCCGCATCGGCGGATTCTCAAAGCAAACAACGGTAGAGTCTACAGTTACTTTTGATTATACAGAAGAGAATACGGATGACAGAGCGCCGGTTGCCAATATGGAATTTGTTATGGAGGAAACTGAAGCAGTCAATATTGACGACATCTAGAAAACCAAAGAATAGACTAATATGAAAAATAAGCATTTTTTCATATTATATTATGGTGCTAGACCGGAGCAGATTTATCCACCTGGACTCCAGAGGAACACTGCTTAAACCTCAGGATAACTTCCAGATAATAACATACCACATTGTCCATCGCCTTTATTAAACTCTTCCCCTCTACCTAGCAAAATATATCCTTCTTGTCCCCAACTTGCGCTCCATGAATTTTTTACCTTATAATAGTCCACGCCGGTTAACGACCCATAACCAACGGCCAACACACCGTGATCTAGATTCGTCCCGCAAGTTCCCGTAAATACGCCCGATTTATATAACTGGAATTCTTTTTGGTCCGCCTCTATGGCTATGGAAACGGGCTGCTTGGCGAGAGCCGTCATCATGGCTTCATCCGAACTAGGCAAAACATCGATAAATCCGGAAATACGCGACTTGGTATTAATATCGCACGAGACTTGGCAAGTTCCTTCAGTTTTGGTGGTTCCCGATACATAGGGATACGCATCTTCAGAGCATAATCCCCCGTTCTTTTCAATCCACGTAAAGGCATTATCCATAAGACCTCCTTTACAGCCGTGATCGCGACCCCCGTTGCGATACGTATTACAGTCTACTAACTGCTGTTCAGAAAAGGATTCTAATTTACCATATTTATTAAAATATGCGCCCTCTAATGCGCCAGTAGTAGAGAAACTCCAGCAAGAACCGCACTGTCCTTGGTCTTTTACTGGGGTAACGGCGCCGGACTTTACCCAATCTACTTCTTTGGGTAACGCGCCATATCCTAATTCGAGGTCTAATTTACGAACGCGTTCGCTATCTTCGGCCCATATATAATAACCTAAATAATTACGAAACTCGTCGGAATCCATGCCGGAAAAGTGATTATGACCTAATGTATAGGTTAAATTGCGACCATTTATCTCAGTTATAAATTTGTCGTTGGAAAGCCATTTGCCAAACACACTATTTTGGTGTTCCAAATCGCGAAATTTAACGCGAAAATCGTGGACCCATTCTTCGAATTTATCTATAAATGAAGAGGCAACAAAGGGGAAAAAACAAAGGATAATTGAACGCATATATACTATATAGGCATATTAGTTGGTTTCCTAGACCCATTGTCATTCATGCTAATTGGACTCTAATCTTCTTCTTTACTTTATCTTCATCCTCAAATAGGAATAGTTTAAATTTTTGATATGAATAATTCTCCATATCTACTTCGGTAATCACCTTGGTCAATAACTTAATCTTCTCCAAATAAACCATATAATTTATAATTCCGTCGGTTTTCACCACTTTATCAAACAAAATCCCGTCATGCGTCGTCTCCATTATATTCGGGTCGGTGCTACACCGATTCAGAGTCTCACAGTCCGTTTGTAGTTTTCGTATAGACCGCATAGACGTATTGATATATTCCAATTTATTTATCCAATCGCTTAGAAACTGATTGGCGTCACTGCTCATGTTCGTGACAAGTCCAAATTCCTGTAACATAATCATTTGGTTCAATAAGTCAATTAACCTACGAATGGGGCTGGTGATATGTATGTAGGACTTCATTTGGCCCGCTCCTTTATCAGCTCCCTTTTGATACGTCATCATTTCATGTGTCAAAGGAGAATCGTCAGAATATAATACGTAATGTCCAATAGAATTATTCCACATTTTAATGAATCGTTTAGAATCCTCGTTAATATGTGGCATATCCGATAATTCATCGCCCTTATTCGAGTTTATATAAAACGCTGACCGAAATATACCCATCTTCCGCTTCGCCATCATAATCCCCAAATAAGAATTCATCGTTACCATCCAGTGCGCTACTATATCATGACTGTTTTTCAAATGGCTATCCATACGTTTACTAACCTCCATGAGACATTTATAATCATCGTCTTTATTTATCATCTTAGGGTCTTCGTATCTATAATTTTTTTTTACTTTTATAAAGACGTTAGTCAAGTTTACAGGATGGTCCTCGCTAATATTTCCTGCGGAATCAATCATAAAATCCATCGCTACGGCAAATCTCTCCTTATCTTCTTGTAGACTACATAGCGAATCTGACAAAACCGTCGGTAACATAGGCCGCCGCCTATCGGGTAAATATATAGTCGCGACGCGTTGACTAAACGAGTTCCATAATCCCAGCGTTTCCAGCCACAGGAATACGTTTGCTATATAAACAGATACCTTTGTATAAGCTCCTACTCTTTCAATACCAAAGCCATCATCAAAATCCAAACTATTTGTAGGGTCAATCGTGAATATATATTTGTCTCGCCTATCTTCTATCTTGAAGTTCGGGTTCTCGAAAATGGCCTTGATATACTCATCGTTGTTATTTTTTTTATTGAGGGAGACCTTCGTTTTATTGGAAAACTCCACTAATGAATAGTGAAGACTTTTACAATACAGCTGGTATTCATAGAATGCCTCCAGCTTATCGACATCGCCAATTGTTTCTGTCAATATTCCGTGGGGGTGAGTATCGTCCCAATTATCGTATTTAAATACAACGTATTTGTTTTTATGTGTTTTTGAAAACCCGACTTTCAGGTCATAGGGTATCAGAAACGCAGGGAGGTGTTTATCGTTAGGGACGCATTTATAAAGTAGCCTCTTCTTATTGGTAGTTCGACCAAAGGTCTTATTATTTTCTAGCATAAGAACCCCCGAAATAAAGGCCACCGTCCTCACATACGAATAAACCACTTCTATATTGGCGATATCACCGTCCAGCCTCACTTTGAAAATATCTTTGTTAAATAACTTATTATCGAGCGGTGATATGCTATTTAAGATACTTTCGTTTGAACTATAATCCTCGTTAGTTTCCGTATCCAAGAAAGACCAACCAGTATACGACCGGTCAAAGATATGTAACCTATATTTGCGATTTTCATAGTCTTCGGTTTTCATGTTTTTATTATACTGGTATTATATTGTTTTTCCTTTTTAACTGTGTTTTACAAAGGAAAATAGTATCAATTTTGGCAGGGGGCAGAGGTCGCTTTGCGACCCCCTCCTTTTCTCAACTGGAATTTAAACCTTTTCTCATTTAAAACGCCCATTTTATATAATTTAATTTTGTTAATTATATAAAAATATAACATTATAATAGAGTAGTTCTGTATATTGAATGGATATTGATGAAATAAATAAAATAAAACTATTAGAAGAAGAAAATATGAAACTTCGAAACGAATTAAATGAGACCAAAGAGCATTTGAAAAAATATACTTGTCCGTTAAGAAATAAGACCTATTATGAGGAAAACAAGGAAAAACATAAACAACAAGTTAAGGAATATCGAGAAAAAACGAATTATGTATATGAAGTTTCACCTGAAAAGAAAAAGGAATACGCAAGAAGAGCATATTTGAATAAAAAGGAAAAACTAAAGAAGGAAAAGGAAGAAAACGAAAAATCCATGGAGGAAAACATTTAGGCATTTATATAAATTAATTAAATTAAATTATATAAAATAAAATCTCTGTATATATTATAGGATGGTAAAAAAGAAAAAGGAGGAAGTCCTACCTCCAAAAAATAAAGTAAAGGCAAAAGTTGTCCGTAAAGATGTGAAGGAACGCAAAGAAGCAAACAAAGATACTGAATTCACCTGCGTGAAGATGAGTTTCAATAGTTTAGTTGAAAATAACTTTTTGAATGGTGGAATACAGGAGATTGTATTGAATATCAATAAGATTTGTTTCCTTTCCTACCAATTGTTAAATTATCACTTTACAAGATTGATACAAGAAAAGAAACCTTTACCTGAAATTACTCAAAATTTATTCTACCAAGCATGTTCTTCTGTATCTGTAATGAGG